AAGCACCCTAAGGGAGCTCTATTAAAGTTACCCTTTTTTACCACCGATATGAAAAAGAAATTTTTTGCTAATTTATGGTTGACTTTTCATAGCTGGTCTCCTTCCTGTGGCTCCGTTGGCAGAGCCATCAATGCATTATACAGTTGTGTTCCTACTCCGTTCCCATGAAGTGCGTGATACTGCTGGTACTCATCCTCTAAGGACTGCTTAACATATACCGGGCAATATCCGAGATCATCATGGTATTTATTGTACAGGCGTATGAGGTCGGCACGGAGCAACGCCCGAACCCCTTTCCTTGTGGCAATCACCTGTCGATGCAGAAACGCCACCGCACCTATAAGGGCAGTTAATAGCTGCCAGTTATCGGACAAAAATTTAAGCATATAGTTTCCCCTTTTATCTTATGCCATAAGTATACCGCCAGATCATGCACGGTTTGTACCAAATGGGGCATCTTCGGGTGCCCCGATCTGCTACGCTTTTTCGATTTTTTCCCGCACCTGTTCGCGCCAGCGTTCCGGTACATCATCAATCGTCATTTTCTTGTCTGTTGTGATTCTGCGCACATAGAATTTTATAAGGTTTACACATGCCATTATTCTTCACCTCCGATCATTCCGGCCAGGTCCTCGATTGCTCCGGCGTTGGACTCATGCCCCTGCTGCAATGTTACCTGTCCTGCTTCTAGTGCATCCAGACGTTTTTCGATTTCAGTTTTGGTTCGCAGCCTGATAGTAACCGTGTAGGTTCCATCTTCCTTACCTGCCTCGTCCGTATTCGGTGCGTATGTAAACCCATCGGATTTCAGATCGGTATATTTCCCCGACACTGCATCGTTGTGTGTAAATGTCACTTCCGCAAGGTTGTCTGCAGTAAAAGCATCCGTGATCGTTTTAATGGCTTCGAAGTTCTCGGCTTTGATCTGGATGTTTCCAAGGCTTGCACCATCGGCAACCTCGAAGTTGGTCTGATCTTTTAAAATAATTTTATCCATGTTTTTTAATTCCTTTCATATATAAAAATTGTTTATAAGTTACGCTCGAATATTTGTTCGATATATTTTCTTAAACGGCAGTTTAGAGAATGTATTTTATTCTACTAAAGAAACAAAGGATGCAAACGATGCCGATTCTGGGCTTACACATATGCCGCCAAACGTCAATTATGATGCTTCTACCAATAATCCGTTTCCAAATTTTCATACGATACTTTTAACAATTCCATTTATTGACTCAAGTACTGGTTATGCGATTCAAATAGGTGTATCTATAGCTAAACAATACAACGGCAAATTAGCCGTTCGTGTTAAAGATTCGGGAAATTGGCAGGATTGGAATATTATTTCTTAAATCAACCGCCATTCTCCTATTGTTCCTTCATTTATTGTCCTGACAAATATTTCTCCGGTTACGGCGGTGAACGAATATTGTGTATTGATAGAAACATTCTCGGTGGACATGGGAACTATAACAGTTAATATGATGCTTATAGTCGAGTTTGTCTTACCTTCCGCTGCTGGAGTATGTAGCGTATCTGGTGCGGCATAAGCAAAATGCGAGTTAACAATGTTACAATCCTGTATCAACGGAACTATATTCTCTAAACTGCCGTTTAAATCACTTATCTGCTTTGCAAGTGATCCATCAATATTCGGGTTCGCCTGCCGCGCATCTAATGCAAACCCGGTTTCTGTTGTTACCTGGTTATTTACGATACTTTCCGGTTGCAGTGCGCTTCCGATCTTTTCTTTTAGTGCATCTGCCAACTTTATGACGTTTTTTGCTTCATCTAATGTAATTGTGGTTCCATCCAAGTTAATACTAAGCGTTCCACTCTCATCTACGCTCATGCTCTTTCCGTCCGGCTTTACAACTCCGACATCCTCTGTTGTTGCAATCGCACTAGCACCGCCCACGATAGACTTAGACCAGTATTCCGTATTGCTCGTTGCCGTTCCTGCCGGAACTCCCTTTTTTGCAAAATAAAGCGTATTGTTATAAGTCACTGCATCCAATCTCTTATATGTAGCATCTGCGCTCCAATCGCCCTTTGGCACAATTGCTACTCTTCCTGCTATAGCCATTTAAGCCACCTCCCAGTTTAAATTTCCGTCATTGTCAACGACAAAGTTATAAGCAGAATTGTCCGTGTAAATCAACTCTCCATCCTCATTCACATCAAATTCTGTCATTGTGAGTTTCTTGTTAATCTCGTTTTCGATTTCCTGCGCTCGGTCTGCGCTGTCCTTGGCATCTGTGGCGGATTTTGCAGCATTGGTTTCGGATGCTTTTGCATTAGTTGCAGAATTTACAGCCTTTGCAGATTCCACCTTAATATCCGCTAAGAAGTTCGGTTGTAACTTATCCTCGGTAATTGAACCATTCTTAACGATAGCCTTAACCTTGCCATCTGTAATCTCAAATGCGATCGTATCGGAATCAAGAAATTCATATTCTGTAATCAGCGCAGACAAATCAACATTCTGCACTGTGCCATCGTCAAGCGTGATTACCAACTGCTGACTTTCCGGATCATACTTGAAGTTGACTGCCAGCTTCTCCAACTTGGTATCAATTACCGCCTTGGAACCATTCATCTTAACGACCGTCAACGTTCCGTTGGATTCATCCCACAGAATTTCCTTTACAAGTTCGTTAGCCTTGGTCAAGTCAACTTTGGATGCATCCATAGCAACCACGCGATCATCCAGATTGTCAACTGCCAAGTCCATCTTGTTAAGATTAGATTCATTTACCGCTGTTTTTTCGCTGGGAAGATTCTCCCATTTGATACGACTATATATTTTCTGCATGGCTCACACTCCTTTCTAACGCTGATAATCTGCGTTCCAGATCTTCGTTTTTCTGCTGCAAAAGTTCGATTTCTTTCTGCTGCATCTGGATCATCTGTATGTGCATTGCATGGAGATTTTCCTTGTCGATTTTCCATGTCTTTGAATCTCCGTGAATTGCTTTTTCATCCTCTTCGGCATCTTCTTTTAGTACAAGTCCGCTATCGGACAATCCGGCATCCTGCAAAATCTTCTCTAAATCCTGCGCAATTAAACCAAACTGTAAGCCTGTGTGCTGCGTGATATATCCGGATTTCCATGTATACTCAACTGGACGCATTGCCATATAAACGCTTTTAATATCCCTTAATGATTGTATATTATTTTTCAGCCTTTTATCGGAACTCGGGATAGAAATCAAAAGGCCCTCGATATCCAAGGTACTTTCCCTTGAACCAAAATCAGCCACTTTATTAAAGTGTCTTGGCGAATACTTGGTTGTAGAGCTATCATTAAGTGTATAATCTACATCTGTAAAATACCCACTTGGCAATTCGCTTTTGGTTGCGTAGTCGCTCAGCGAATTGTCAACATAACTTTCAGTTGCCAAGTTTTCCTCGTTTGAATCTGTTACAGTGCCTAGGTCAATGAGTATGTTTTGCAGCATGGGTCTGCCTCTTCCGTCAAGCCCAATAATTGTAAGGTCATCACCGAGCGCTGTCGAATTAAAGTTTAGCGAATCGATTATTGTTACTCGTCCAGCTCCATCAAGTCTGAAGTTGTTGCTTTCGACTATGAGCCTGTTTCCACGAAGCATAATCTGGTCAGCACTGGCATTGATCATAGAAATAACTTGGTCGTTCTCATCTCTGCCTAACTTCAATTCCAATGATGCGTCTAATTGCCCTTCCGCTTTTTGTGCACGATTGACTTCTGCGGAAATGCTATTTGTAGTCTGCTCAAACTTGGTATTTGTCTGTTGCTCTAAATCCTCATACGTGGATTGAAGATGGTCTGCATTTTCCTCCAAGATATGGGTACGTCTTTTTAATGCTTCCACCGTCTCCCGTGTAGTTGGATTTTTCATGGCGTGGGTTTCTGTTCCTGCTGAAACAATGGAATCGCGTTTGCTTTGCACTCCTGTAAGGGTGCGCTGTAAGATGTATGTTTCTACAATCTCCCTGGAAGTGTTGAAACGAATCGGATCTCCCAACTCTAGGCACGGATTACCAACGCATGTACAACTTTTAATCGGTGTGTATTCTGCCTGTGCAATTACTGGCAACAGATTATTCGCAATCTGCTTCATTTCAGCCCCAGTCTTGTCGCTTATAAGGAAGTTGCCGGAAATAACATAATTGTTTCCAGATGTTCCCACAATAGCCCCAGCAGTAGAATCATCTGCCCGGATCTCCAACTGTGTTATTGCTTGGCTTTGGAACGCTTCATAGTCAAATGTGATATAATGCCCAGTCATACTTTCGGTGTTTGCATCCGATGGAAAGAGATCTTCCCGTGGGTACAGATCTTCTGCCGGATACAGTGCAGATGTAATCGCCTTTAAAATCACATACTCAAATCTACCGCCTCTCCCGATATTTCCAAATGCCCCGTTGAGCTCACAGATCGCTTCAATTATTGTCTTGCCGCTTATTGTAGCTTCTGCGGTCACACTGGAATCATCGGACTGTGTGGTTACCAGCGTTTTGTTTACCGTCATGGAATCGTTTACAAGGATTGTCTCTTTCTGTTCGATGCCGAGGTATGCAAAAAAACTGTCACGAAATGCTTTCAGAGTCATCGGAAAAGATAAGCCGTCATACCAACTTTTTACATCAGCATTGATTATGTCATACATGGCATCATAGGCAACGATCTGCCGCTTGGTACGATCAGCGGTCGGGGTGTCAGACTGTACCGTATATGTGCCATACACAAACGGATCATTCTCATTCCCTTCCAGAGTTTCCGTCACACGTAGCTTCATGCCTTTTGTGGCAATTGGTACCTCACGTCCGGTAAAAGAAATCTGGTTCGGCAAGCAAGAACCGAACTTCAGTTCCGTGCCGTCATTCAGAGTTTCGGTCAATGTGAATGTGTCCTGCTCCCTAGTGGAGTTGTCAATCACATGCTTTGTTCCGATTACTTCTATATTAAGTTGCTTATCAATTGAGCTTGCATAATAAAGCTCCTTGTTTTTACCACTTATCATAAAATCGCACCGCCATATCCGATAAAAGCTATTCGCCAGCCGTCATATTCAATCGTTTTTTCATCTGCATATGCTACTATCGGAGTAATATCCGGAACATAGCAATACATAGTCACATACTTCATAATTTCCGGACACCATGCCGTCACAAGACATTTCTTTTCGCGCCGTTGCTCCACATATTGTTTATTTATGTTACTCATAAATGCATTAAACTTCTTTTCGTTCATGGCAGGAGTCTGCCACTCTGCCTTAAGGACCTGGTTCTTTAATGCTGTCCTGTGTAGTTCTCCGTTATCATCATTGTATGAATCCTTGTCCTGCCCCAGGAGAGGGGACTGAAATGTGCTGGCCAGTATACAGTCGAATGGAACTGTGTAATTTCCGACTTTAATTAAATAACCGCCGTATCCCATTCAATCCACCTCCTAAAATAAAAATGCTGGGTTTCCGGTTGCCCGGTAGTATTCATTTGCTTTCTGCTGTGTTACGTGGAAGATTCCATTCGGATCTCCTTCCACTTTAAACACAACATTCACATTCTGGTTTCCTGATGCCATTACGGACCGTACCGCACGCGCAACTCCATCCGATACAGATGCCACAATCTGGTCATTGTTCATAACGGACGTATGTCCTGCAATTGTTCCAACCAGCTCCGGCCCAGCTTCACGCGCGATAAAAAGCTGTCCTGCTGGTGCGTTCTCGGTTCCTACTGCATAATGTGCTATGTTATGCCACATTCCGCCGGTATAGATGCCGCCACCGGCTTTCTTGGATGTTTTTTTCTTTGATGAAGAATTATCATTTCCAATTCCAAGCCAGTTCTTAAAACTGCTCCATCCATCTTTTATCAACTGGATTCCAACTTTTACCGTGGTTCCCACAAAGCTGTTTATTGATTTCCAACCGCTCTTATATAATTTCACGGCTACTTTATCCAACTTTCCTACATACTTATTTAAGGTAGTCCAGCCATCCTTTTTCAGTCCAAAGCCTTTTTTACCAATTTCTCCAACAAACTTAGATACTGTAGTCCAGCCTTTTTTTGCAAGAGAAAATGTTTTTTTGCCGATCTCTCCAACAAATTTTGATACTGTAGTCCAGCCTTTTTTTGCAAGAGAAAAAGCTTTCGCCCCTATTTCTCCGACAAATTTCTTTAATGTAGTCCAGCCTTTTTTTATCAAAGAAATCGCAACATTTACTACAGATTTTGCACCATTAAATCCATTTTGAATTAACTTAATGGCTTCTTTTGCCAACTTTGAAAAGCTAAATGATTTTATCTTTTCTTTCCAACCATCAATTACACCAAGAAATATATTCTTTCCAATAGGCTTCATCTTTTTTGCCGGAGAATGGATACCAAACGCATCTTTAAATCCTTTCACAAATGGATCAAATATATTTTTCTTAATCCATGTTCCAATATTTTTAAGAGCATCTGTTATTCCCTTTAAAATTCCTTTTGGTATATTGCCGCCACATTCCTCTATCTTGTCTTGGAAATATTCTTTTGCATTACTAAATCCATCCGCAATCAATTCTCCAATAGCTTTTGCAAGGTTTACCACAGATTTAAGCGCTGTTCCAAGGAACTCTCCAATATCTCCAGCAAGCCCCTTCCAGTCAAATCCTTTAAAGAAATCTACGATTGATGTTCCAATGTATTCAATGGTTTTTTTCCAATCTATTTCCTTTACCGCACCGGTCAAAAAAGTTAAGAGGGAATGCAGTGCTCCGCTTATAGATTTTCCAATACTCTTCCACTTTATTGCCTTGAAAAAAGCTCCAATTCCATCAATAATTCCTTTTCCAAGTGCTTTCCAATCGGTATTATAAAAAATCCCATTAAGCGTATCGAATAGACCAGTAACTGCAGTTCCAAGAGTATCTCCTAAACCGCTCCAATCGAACGTCCGGAAAATTCCTGTAAATGTTTCCCCTATAGATTTACCAAACTGTTTAAAATCGAATTTATGTACAAACGTCTGTGCAAACGCAATAGCTGTATTGAGCCCTTCTGCAATAGTGCTTCCAACAAGTTCCCAGTTTGTTCCATCAAGAAATCCATTTAATAAGGTTGCAATGCCACTTGCTATATGGCGTGCCTGCTTTTTTATTCCGTTCCAGGGGATTCCGACCAGCGCATCATTCAGCTTTTTCCCAAGCATTTCTCCGATTTCAGACCAGTCATCGGTTTTAAGAATTTCTTTTATCTTCTTTGCAAGGCTGGCAATTTTCGGATCAATGTTCTCTGTCGTGAACATATCTCCAACTCCGCCACCCCCACCTCCACCAGATCCACCACCAGATCCACCAGAATCGTTCGAACTAATCACATTTAATTCGTTAAAAGATTGTAATTGTCCCTTTAACTTTTTGGCAGATTTCGCCGCTTTTTCCGCACCAGAAGATGCAGATTTTAGTCCGCCGGCATAATTCTTTACTTGTTTCGTTGCCTTTATCCACGTTTTCCCGCCAGTAAGTGCAGATATAAACTGGTTTATCTTGTTCAATGCCCCCGTGAGCATATTTATCAACGAAGTAAGCGCTGGAGCAACAGCACTAATAATCGGAGCTGCCAATGCAGCAAATGCATTTTTAAGAGTTGCCACAGCACTTGTGAGCTGTGACATTTTGGCATTTACATCTCCCGAATATTTTGCAATATTTCCTGTTCCGTCTTTTATGGCAGAAAGCATTGCGTTCCATGCCTTAGTGATCCAGTTAAACACAAACATGGAAAGAGCGATTCCTCTTAATCTGGAAGTGAATGTTCCCAGCATTCCACTGCCACTTTTCCCGTGTGATACAAAATTTTTAAGAGATGATCCTGCGGATTTTAAACGGGATGCCAGTCCGGAAACCTTCTCGCCTGTAGCTTTTGCCTTGGATTTGAAAGAATCTAACCAACCTCTTGTTTTTTTATCAGCCTTGTCGGCTTCATTACCAACACGCGTTTCCTCTTGTGCTATATTTTCGGCACTACTTGCCGTTGCTTCACCTTTCGCAGCTAAACGGTCAGTACTTGATGCTGCAGCTTCCTCTTTTGCAGATAACTCTGCAATTTTCTGAGATGTAACGCTCATCTGTGCATTAATTTCAGATAGCTGTTCTGCTTTTTTCTGATACTCTGGAGATGCTTTTATATCATCAACACTCTTATAAGCAGTTCCGGAATCCAAATAATCCTGCGCCTCGCCTTTTGCCGATTCCAACGTCTTTGTTAGCTGATCTAAATCATACTGCATAGATTTAAACGCACGACTATCTGTTTTTCCCCCTATGGCTATAAATTTCTCCATGCGATCATTAAGCGTATTCATCTTTTTGGCGGTTTCTTCTATCTGCTTCTTCGCAGCCGCAAACTCATCTGTTGGAACTTTTGTAGATTCCATCTTGCGCATTTCATCGGTTAATGCAGACGCCTTTTTTGCAAACTTTGATAATCTATTTTCTAATTCTCGTAATTTTACTGACACTCCTTTAGTTTCTATGAGAGTGTTTATTCTTATGCTTGCGTCATAATCCGCCATCCGCTCACCTACTTTCCGCCGCGTATTTCTGCCATCATGCGATCATAATCGTCAATTTTGGCTTTTTCTTCTGCCGTGTACTCTCTCTTTTCTTCCGGCTGCTCCAATGCATAGATCTTCTGCGCCTTGCGCAATGCCTTGCGATATTCCGCCGATGTATTATTGTCTGGCTTCTCCTGCCGCTTCGATACCACCTGTAAAAAACTGGATAGCTTGTACGGCATATTCCAAAGCAGACCGCAGAACATCCACCAATGCATATCCGTGGTAGCAAGATCTATACCGTAGATCTGCCGGAAGTCAGCATAAATGCGCCATTGGTCAACATCGTAGTCAACCACGCGTGTCTTGTCCCCGTCCGGGTCCGGATTGTCATGGAACCAACCGGAAAGAAACCACTCTACACATTCGCCAAGATCTTTCCCCTGTGGATGATCCCGAAGATGCTCTTCCCCGTTCTCATCTTCATCAGCAAACATGAGCCACACGAACATATCGCTTTTCTCGTAATCCGTCAGTGCGCGATCATATTTCGCCTGCAGCATCTGGATGCCAATCGTAAAATCTGTATTCACTTTGTACCTGTGCCACTCTTCCGGCAGATCATCGAGAAAAACATTATTCATTCTTCTTTGCGTCCTTATGTTCCTGAATTAACTGGTTTTTGCTCTTGTTGTGTCTGTTTCTCCGTGCTTTACGGTTCGGAGAATACTTCCTGTGGATTGCTTCTGTTCTCGTTTTAAATAATTCGTTCATCACCGGCATTACAGTGTTCACGAAATCTACCAGAGCATCTTCATCCGGCACGAAATTCTCATTCAGTTCATAGCACTCATGGAAAACATTTTTAATGGTATCTTTTCCAAACAGTGCATCAATTTCCCGGATCATTCCCTCCAGAATACCAATGTGCATGTCCGAAGCATCCACGATAATATTCGTTTTCACATCGTCCGGAAGATCATCAAACTCTTTATGTTCGTATTCCTTGTACTTTTCTTTGTAGACTGCAATCTTATCCTCGCCGGAATTGACTACATCTTCCAGATTATTGGCCAGCTCCACAAATCTCTTTACTGTGGCCGCATCCGCCGTATTGATCAAAAGTGTTGTGATATGGTTCCCGTCCACGTCATTCACTTCGATTTTCTTAATTCCATTATCAAAAGAAATATTTTTAATATCTGCCATAAATTACCATCCTCTCTTAATCCGGGGCGCGAAAGAGAGGTACGCGTCCCGGATATGCTAATTGTTGATTAACACCTATTCCTTTGATCCTGCACTCGCAGCATCTTCCTTTTTCTTCCAGGTAAAGGTGCCGTCAGCACCGATTGTGATTGTTCCCTGTTCCACTTCTCCATTACCATTAATCTGGATAGATGATGTAAGGGTATCTCCACCTGATCCACCGGTACTTGATGGGCAAACTGTAACCGGAAGGCGAATGCAATCACCTGTGCCGGATTTAATGTCAGTCTTGTAATATCTGTAATAATATGTATTACATTTATCCCCCGTCGGGAATGTCTTGAACATCGTGTCAATTGCGGTCTGCATATCATCAGACAGATATTCGCGGGATGGTGTCATAGAAAACGCATATCCCTTTACTGTATTGGACGCATTCTTCATGTTTACGTACTGCTTAGATTCGGTGTTTGGTCCCCAGTCCTCTGTCAGTTCCGTATAGCCATCGCCCATCTCGGCAAGTTTCTCTGTAGAGCCAGTAAGTGCTCCGATGTCCAATAAGGACACCATGTTGGTACGATCTAATGCCATGTGTATTTCCTCCTGTTATTTTTTGTAAAAATATATAAGTTGCATATTTACGCCGTAACCCATCTGTTTTTCATCCTGCATAATTGGCAGGACTACAGATGTACGTGCGATTTCCTGTAATGTCATGTGTGGATCAGCAAATTCAATACCGGTATCTTCCAGCCATTTGCTCAAATTCTCCAGAACCACCTGTGCATCAATGGATGTTTTGTTGCTTGTCGGGGAACTGCGGTATACAATCTGGAATGGCATCTGTGCGGTATAGCTGCCACTCACATATTTCTTTATGTACCGCGCACCGGACAGTGGGTAAATTCCGATGGAAGTATCAGTGTTGATGCTGTTCCACTTCACGTTTTTATTGCTTGCCTTAAACGTCTTGGGAAAGTTCGGATACTGCAAAATCAGATCCAGCACCGCATTCTGCGCACTTTCCGCGTCTTTTATGGTAAGTTTTTCTACTTCTCCCATCACACACCTCCAACCTCAAAATGGGGCATCACGTCCTCGTATTTATCAACTGTTGTTACTTTGTATACGGAATCCAGATTGTCATGTGCCCATTCATAAACGCTAGAATCAGGAATCTCCAAGTTCATATGATCGCCCTTGATGAAAAAATCATCTGTTGGATGGAACGTGATATAGTTTGACTTTTCGTCATTTGGAAGTGCATCCCACACTTTCGGCTCCATGTATGGTTTTCCCATTTTGCCAAGGTCGGCAAAATGGATAAACAACTTTACCGCATCCGCGCTATCCATACCGCTTTTAGTTACATTCGCGCCCTTTGTTTCCACAAGGTTCACTCGCTCCAACAAAGTCGGATAATACTTCTCTTCCTCGGTATCCGGATCACAGAAGTAGTTAAACAGCGTCACCGTGTCGTTGTAAAACAATCCAAGCCCCATCAGCTTCCACACTCCTTACCGCATTTCGTGCACTTCCAGATGCGCTTCCGGACATAATGGTTGCCGTGTGTGCGAACATCCATGTACATATAAGGCATCATTCTGTGTTTGCAAAATAATCTCTTTAAAAACATCACTCCACCCCCGCATAAAGCAATCCGGTGCCGGACAGGTATTCACACACCGTGTCGTAACACAACCGGTTTTGTGCCACCTTGTCATTCAGCACCTTGTCAACAAGCGTTTCATTTGTCCCGAAACTGATCGACTGACCGCCCGAAGACATGGACTTTACATTGCCCTCCTGTGGATCATTCGCATGAGCCGTCTTGTAGTCGATCTTATAGAGCAGATCCGTCAGTGCACAGGTGGCTTTCTGGATTTTCTCGTCAAATTCTTCCTTGGCAGCATCATCAATATGCCCATAAGTCAGTTGATCCAGCTTCGTTGATGCTCGATCTTCCCACTTGGGGAAAAGGGATTCCTTGATAGAATCCCCATAGTATTTTTCTTTGTAGAAGTCATATGTGGTATATCCCATCAGAAATCCCCTTTCCTTATGAAAAGTCAACAAGCAGGTTCTCGTTGAGTTCCTTGATGCCGTAAATGATATCAAAAGAGATTTTGTCCTGCTTATGGTCAGAGTCGTAATCGAATACAACACGAACACCCAAGCCATCGGCAGATGCAATGTAAGCGTTCTTGTTGCCCATCGGCAGTTCAAGGTTACGTGTTACAAGTGCAAGACCATTTCTGTGGAATCCAAGAGCGTGTGCCTTGCTTACGACAAACGCGTCTGTTTCAGCTACAGTTTCCGGAATGTTCTGATCCACTTTTACAGTTCCAGCACCACCGGAAAGTGTCACATTGTCGGTAACAGTATACAGATATCCGTTAACAATCAGCTGATCTCCCTTGTTAATGGTTGCGGTTTCTGCCTTTCCAGAAGATACTGTGAACTGAGTGGCATCCTTGGTTCCTGCTACTTTGTATGAAGTAGCTGTTCCTGCCTTATCATTCTGATTTTCCGGGCAGTTCTGCGACATGAAAGTTTCGCAGGTGTAAACCTTGCCAATTTCAGACTCTTTCAAGGCAATAGAATCGCCCTTGTAGCACTGTTTTGCAAAATTGTCCAGTGTGTTGTACTGGTACAGAATAGTCGGCGGAAGGACTAATCGTCTGTCTGTACGTGGGGCTTTTGCCTGATCCAGTGCTTTACCTACGCCTGCGATATCCGTAATGGCCGGTGTCTTAGATACAGTTGCTTTCTTTCCAGCCTTAGAAATGCCTACTGCCAGAAGATCCGCATCAATCTGTTGTGCCATAGCCTGCATTGCTGGTGTTATCACCTGCTCAGAGAAGTTTTTAATGTCTAATGTCATTTCTTTAGACCCAACATTGACCGTGATATCTCTGAATCGGTCCATCTTAACGGTTACAGAACCCTCTGTAATGTCCTGCGCTTCTGTCTGTCCCGTAAAGTTCTTAGCCACAAACGTAGCCGGTTTTCGTACAGTGATGGTATCTCCAACCTTTACAAACTCGCCGGAATAATCTCTATGTACAAGATTCGCCATTGTAAGGTTGCTCTGCAGTACCATCAATGCTTCATTTGCAATAATCTGCGGTGTTAAAATTTTGTTTGCCATAATATTCCTCCTCAAAAAATTACTGATTCTGCTCACGCCACTTCTTGTACGTAGCAAAATCCATCTTATTCGGATCACCAGTAATCGGCTCGGTATGAGTGCCGCTTCCCATCGGTGTAGTAAATGTTGCCTGATTCTGATCGCTCTGCTCGTCAATAAATGCGCCTGCATCATTCTTTTTTGCTTCATCCAGCAAATCATTAAAACCGATCAGTTTCCCGTCCTTCACCATCACGCTTGCTGCAATGTCTGCCATAACAGCTTTCTTTGCAGATTCAGAAGAAAATTTAATATCCTTGAAAGCCTTTTCCAACAAATCGTTTTTATCGCGCTCGGCAATTTTGGCATTGAAATCTTTTTCTGCCTGTTCCGCTTTTCTTTTCCACTCGTCACGATCTTTCGTGATTTCGCCAAAATCTTTGCCCTCGAACCCTTTCAAGGTGTCCTCCGCGGTATCTGCGCGCTTTTTGTAGTTGTCACGCTCGGTTTCAACTTTCGAGATCTTCTTATCAAGTTCCTGCTTGGAATACAATTCCTCACCAATACTCTTCTTGATAGATTCCTTCTGTTCGTCCGTGATATCAAACCCAATTTTTTCCAACTCGCTGATAATCTTTACCATGTCTCTTACCTCTCTCTTTCCAAGTTGTTGCTCCGGTCAGTCCGGCACAAGTGAGTTGCTATTTACTCCATAGCTGGCAAAAAACAAATAAAAAGGCACGCCCAAAACAGGACGTGCCATATCGGTCATCCTATAATTGTTGTAGGGTAGCGAACGGATTCCTACTCTCCGTCCGGTGCTTATTTATTTGTTAAATTTATTGTAACACAGGATTATAAAAGATTTGTACCAATTTTGACACGCAAAAAGCGCCTGTATTTCAAGACGCCTTTAACGAGTTTATGAATAAAAAGGAGGTTTAGCAGATGACCAATGAGAAGAAATCCATCTGCATTATTATCATACATCATATCAGACTTGGATTTGTACCAAACTCTCAATTATCTCTTTGAATTCTATCATAAATCAGTTGCAATTCCCTGCCGGTATTACTCGGCTCATCGTCATGCTCCAGAATATCGTCGATAATCAAGTCATCTATCATCTCCAAAATATCTGTGACGCTTTTAACAGATAACATTTCATGTATATTCGGGATATATTTTTCTAATGTCTCTATATCTTTTTTTGCAATATTCATAATATCATTTCTCCCTGTGATGTGGATTTACCTGAATCAAAGTCATAGTAACCGGATTGATTGTTACTTCTGCATTTTTGTATATAAATTTCTGACTTGCCGACGTCCCGGAATATCTCACCGGTCTAATTTCTGTTTCTGGAGATGTAAGTGCTTTAACAACATCATCAACCGTAATTCCACTTCTCCGTTGTTCAACCGATCCAATAACCCTATCGATACTGTGAAGCGATCTTTTCTCTAATTTTACACCATTCGATGTAACAAGTCCAACACATTTATCCTGTAATTCCATAGCTGTCTTTCGGTACATGCCATAATCTACCAATGGCGACACATCGCCCCTCTTTACGGCCTCTGAATAATGAGTAAATAATTTCTTTTCCGACCGATCTGACATTATCCTCGTGAATTCCGATTTGCTAACCATATTCTTACCAAGATTTGCTTCATACGATGCATACTGTTCATTCTTGTATGCCGTCGCTCTGCCGTTTGCCTTTGCCGCCTGCGGCTTCTTGAATCCGGCAACCTTAACACGATCATACTGTTTCTGCAGATTGTTCTCTGCACAAAATTCTCCATACTTCTGGTTTTGCATCCGAAGTCTGTATGCCAGCTTGTCATAATCTCCACGGATATTCCCGTCATCAGGGAACGTGTTCAATTCCTGTTCCTTTACCAGCAACTGCCTCTTTGTCTTTCGAACAGCACGTTCGAAGGCTCTTTGCTTTTGTTCTAAATCATACCTCTTTTGGCTCTCTTCTCTATCAATCTCTGGTAGTGACTCCCCGAGTTCCTTATACCACGGACCGTGGGAATGCCTACAATTATATCCGTGCAGCCCAAGCATATTGACACAGACACCTCTTTTAGCATCAAAATCGATGTCATATCCTGTACTCTCTAAAAGATTTGGGAATCCAGGCTCACTGCCGTGTATCTTATATGCTTTCCCTTGCCACCAATCATGCGATGATACGCCGGTAGGGTCCTTAGGATTATATCTCGCCCCCAAGTGTTGAGACACCACCACATACTCTACACCATGTTGGATAATATACTGATTGGTAACCTCTGCTGCGGTCTGATTCATGGACGTAACAATGCAGCACCTTACTGCCGCTTCCAAGGATCTACGCGATCCGGTTGGATAATTCACCATAACTCCACTCTCTGCATATCGGTCAAGGACTTCGCAAATCGCGCTGCTATAGGACTGCAATCCCGAAGCTACGCGGAAATCAACTTCATTCAGCATATTCAACAGATCTCTCTGCGATTGCATCATAGTGGTCCTTGTGAGATTTCCCAACTCGCCCATAGTCTTTGTCAGCTCTGCGTTTAAGGCTTGAATCACATCATTATTTTGTAGGAGTGGAACAACCTGTGCCACCTTTTCAAGAACCTCGCTATCATTTGAAAAAGAAGTCATAGCACTATCTTGCAACAAACGTCTTATCTCATTTCTGCTCTTACCGGTCAACTGTGACAATCTTTTTATAATTTCTTGGCGGTGCAATCCCATCTGTTCGAGTTTCCACAGTTCTCGATCAGCTGTACCAGATAAATCGCCGCTCTTCAATAATCGATTTGCTATATCCTGCAAAATCCAATCTTCAAGGTCTTGATACATCTCTATCAATTTATCAGATTTTCCATAGAAATACTCCGGCTCTAGCACTTATCCTTTGCCTACCTCTCTCTTCACAATATCAATCCATTCTTTCTTATGAGTCTCTTTTGCACGTTCAAACCAATGATCCGATGTTCCGGGAGCGTGATAATGCAGAGGCATACCCGTAGGATATTTATGTTCTTTCGCATGCGCCCACGAACGTCCATCTTCTGTCAAATACAATTCCCCCGTATATTGATAATGAGCATATGGTGTATCTGACTCAATTAACCCAGGTTGAACAATATGAGTTGCATTTCTCAATGCTTTCTGCTGATCCATTGGAATATATTCTTTCATATCATTCAGCACTCGACCATCCAATAAATCCTGCGCTCTTTTCAAGTTCTCATCAATACGCTTGGTATCAATATGGATATCTGCGCATCCCACAGTTTGGTTATACTGCATGTCTATTCCTCGTTGAATAATCCTTTTTCTTGTGATCCACTTGCTTCTGCAACAGCCGCCTTTGCATCTTCCTCTGAATACCCTTCGAATCTGACCAAATACTGCCACTTTGGAATGTATCCGGAGTTGGCGAGTGTGAGGTTTCTCATTCTGTCCTCTTCCTCATTGTATGTAATGTCCCCGAAGTCATACTGTGGCTCATAATCACCAACCGGTGCAAGACCGTACAAATCCGCAAATACAGATTGCGCATAGAACAAATCATCAAGGCAGTCCTGCATTGCATCCCGTACGTCTTTAATGAGCTGAATAGTTCGTCTATCATCTGACTCCACCTGTGTTGCTGTTATCATTCCTGTTTTTTCATCTATAACAAAATAACCGTTTGAGAATCCACACTTTACTCCGGTAAGGGATAGCTGCTGATTGATTCCACTTTTTCTTACATCTGTATTGAGCTGAGGGTTGACTTCGTGGTATGTTTCTTCCGCGTCCATCCCGGACATTGCTCTAAAAAACTTAGGCAGCTTCACTTTTGGTCTTACAGTCACACCTTTTTCATCCCTGTATGCCGGCTTCTGTACCAACCGATCGTCCACCATTACCAATCGCCTACTGTCGAAGATTTCTTCTGCATTCCGGCTGTATGCTATATCCAAATCTTTTAACTCCTCGATAGCATCTGCAAATGCTGATAATCCAAGCGGACTTTTTGGATCCACATCATTTGTAGATGGCATCCGGAACAGTCCAAACAGCATCGAGTCAATCTGGTCTCCGCTCTTCTTTGTTATATGCACATCCGGCTGCAAAGCAGACCACTTTGTCATGGTCAGATCAACAGGTTTTCCAAGTTCCCCGGAATTTTCCGACACAAATGCTCTATTCGAGATGGAATAAAACGTTTTATCTGTATACTTCTCTTCATCTGTCATACGTACCTTTGCATTAAAGAATCTGTGATATTCCAGCTTAGTGTAATGCTCTTTGCCCTCCTGGTAATCATCTTGGAATACAATACCGGTTATATTGTGGTTTCCATCTAGCTCTGTGATCTCAAATCGGTCTGGCGTTACAATGTCCACACCAACACCATTCGGTTTAAGAATGACCGTTCCACATTCACACATGGTGCCAGTCCACTCCCGGATATGATCATGTACAGATTTCTCCCAGAACTGTGTCATATACTCTTTCCTTGTTCCATCAAACGTCACATCTATAGCAAGCGTAGCAAGGCGTGCGATTTCCTCACACACAAACTTTGCAAATTTAATTGTCCTGATACCCTCTTCTGGGTCTACCCAATCCGGCTCTCCTTTATAGATCAGCATCCAATTCTGTATTGCTTTCTGCATATCACCGGATGTAATACCAGTCACATGGAACTGGTCCTGCATCTCTGATTGGAACATTCTACTCACTAATCCTTTAATTGCTGCTAATAATCCCATATTTCACCGCCTTATATAAGTCCTCTGTTATATCTGCGCGCTACTGTATAAATAAAATATCTGATAAGATCCATGTGGTGATCGTATTCCTTAATCACCCGATCCTCCCCTACTGCCTTATCATCCCATGCATACGCGCCAAACTCCTTCTGCGTCTCAGTGCAGCTCTCATGTATCTGGAGCATACCGAGATTCAAATACTTTGTTACCTCTTGGATTCCATTCAACACATCATTATTTCCATCTGTGCAGGTAAACTCTCCATACTTCCGGATTGTTGCTTTCATGGCTGCGGCTGACGGATCAATGACAATGGAAGTGATCGGGAAATCTCCCGCCACCTCTTGGATCATCTTGTAATATGCCTCATTGTCGATTGTTACTCCGGTTTCCCTTCCAGAATAATGTCCCTCCCGGAGCATCCGTACCCTGCCGCTGTTCTGTAATTCCATGAGTCCTACTGCAAATGGGTTCATGGTTCCGTAGTCGATAGAAAGATAATAGGATGATTGCGGACTGTATATGTACTCTCCGTGGAAGATGTTCTTTTCCTTATCGAACATACCATATACAAGTCCCTCGGCTATCACCCACAGGCCAAGGATAAAACGGTCATAGAACACGCCGCTATACATTGCCCTATATCTTTCCTTAATCCTCTCCGACAGGGATAAATTATCATCCATTGTAAAATGAAGATAAATCAGTTTCTTTTCATCGGCCTTATCTATCCAATTCATTTTGAACCAATGGCTAGGGCTATCCGGGTTGCAGTTAAACCAGAACTTGGAACCATCCACAGAGCATCGTCCAGTTGCCTGGTTTACAAATGATTCCGGCATCAACGCCACTTCATCGAAAAATATACCAGCAAGCGTGATACCCTGAATCAGATCCTGTGACCGCTCATCCTTACCGCCGAAGATATAAAAGAAGTTGACCGTATCGCCTTTGCGGATCTCCACCATATTGTCAGATCTATGATCTGCTACCTTATAACCACGACTCCGGAGCATCAGCTTCAACCAGAACAGCACATTTCGCCGGAATGATCCGATTGTCTTTCCTGCCATGCCAAGATTTTGCATATTGAATGTACTCATTGCCCAAAGGACATAACTTAAAGACATGCACAATGTCTTACCGCTTCGAATTGCTCCATCTGCTATGATTCCATCCTTATCCTTTACCGGAGATTCTTTGCACCACCAAGTAAGAACTTGCTTTTGTTTCTTCGAAAATGGCTTAAACGCAAATCCGTTCTGCTTATACTTCTGCTTCATCCGGATGGCATTTTTCATCACATTTTCTTTTAGCTTGTGCACCCGCCGGTCAAAATCTGTCCAATCAATCATCTGACCACGCTTCCTTTGCTGATTCATTCAGTGCATCCAAGAAGTTGTCCTGCTCTGGTGTATCGTCTGCGCTCTCTTTAGCTTGCATCTCCAGCTTAAGCAGTTCCAGATCAAGCTTGTGCTTATCAAATTCTTTCCGGTGCTTATCCGTCGGATTCATCTCGAAGAACATCGTAAGCCAATCAATTGCCTTTTGTCTGTCTGCCAGCTTGATAGATACACCATCTTTTCCACGCTTAACCTCTTGGATAATCTGTGTATCTGTGTTCGTTGATTCTTTCAGATCAACAGTGCTAATCATATATTCAATACCTGTCTCTGGATCCTCAATCTCTTTCTGCCCGAATGCCATATAGTTTCCAATATCTGCAAAAGCAATACGCATCTGTAGTTCCACAATATCGTCAGTTCCAGCAACTATCTGCTGGCGCTTGATTTCTTTCAGACGTTCTATTTCTCGGTGAATACTATCTTTCACTACCAATAGAGGTCCTTTCGCATTCGCCACTTCATAGCTGCACCCATAGGCATTCAAATAGCTTTGGGTTGCATTAAATGTCCGGCTGTAATATATGCAAAACATCTGCTGTTCCGGTGTGAGTTCATTATTCTGTAATGTTTCTTTTGTACCATCATCTATAGGCGCTACCGCCTTGGGTGCACCCTTGCCTTTTTGTGTGCACACCTTTTTACTTTTGGGCGCACCCTCTTTCCGATTCCACCCATACCGTTTCTTCCAGCTCTTAACAGTGTTGATAGTGGTTCCGTACTTCTCTGCTATATCTTTGTACTTCATACCGCCCATGTAGTCCTGTTCTGCTCTCTCATAATTCTCCACTATCTCACCTCTTCTCTGCCAAATGGTACATTTCTAACCTCATACCATAATTATAAAGCAGGATTTCAGAGGATTTGTACCAATTTAGGGCATGAAAAAAGAGGGCGTTTTTCTCGTCCTCTTTGATAATCTAATAATGTTGTTCTCTGTTTCATTACATTTCTTATGTTTTAGAATTCAATAACATTATCTATTCGTGTGATTTCACTTTTTAACAACTCTCCCATTCCACTTTCTGAAGCAACTGTACATCACTTCTTGAACAAGTTTGAAAGCCATTAAAAGCAATGTGGCGCCAAGAACAAATAAAACCACATGACCTATTGTTACACTTGGATCCAAAATTTTATTTATCATTTCCCCAGACATTTCGGTTACTGTTGCCAAAAGTCCGAGCACTAATATAGTAAAATATTTCTCTTCGTTTTTTTCTTTCCGCATCTTTTCCTGTAACTCAATTGCCCATATGCTTAAAATAAAATTCGGAATGTATAACATAAATGAAATTGCTATAGCAAACGTAAATAAAACCACAATGTTCAAATTTATAAATAAGTCTTTATCCCATATAAATATAAAGATTAATCCCGGAAACAAAAAACCGCCTATTACCGCAATAGTATATCCAATTTTTGATGTTAAAAATTCAACTAATTTTTCCATTCTTGTCCCTCACTTTCAAATATCATATATTCCTTTATTTTTCAAATCCTGTTAAAAATTTAGTCATCGCTGAGAATATAGTCATTATACCACTTTTTTGTTCTCTTCTCAATTGAACTTTCTATTCCTACCACACCATCCTCAACCGCCCGTTCTGTTCTTCTACAATCCGCCCAAACCTCTGCTTTATGATCCGCCGCGCAATCCTCCGCTTCCGATAAAAGCAATTCCTGCTGATCGGAAGAATGCCGTGGTGCGCTTCCAACATGTCGTAGCTTGTCCCGATCACAATGGATTCCGTCAGCTCCGCAGCAATGAAGCTGTCTACCTGATTACAGATCTCGTATATTTCCTTTTCGTCCACAGACATTCCCCCTCTCAATTTTGCGCAAAAAAATACCAACCATCGTATTTGACGGTTGGTAGTAATGATTCAGTCTTTCTGTATTCCAGTTCCATTACAATGTTCACATGTGATCAAGTCATATCCGACTTCTTCCAAAGCCTTTTCTCTACATTCTCCCATAGTCATAGTCCCCGGAGAATCATACTGATCAAAAATCATATCATATTTCTTCTGATCACGAGGTTGTTTGAATTTTCCAGTTCCATCACACCAAAAACATTTTGCCATATAAAAACCTCTCTTTCATAAACTGATATAAACATCATACCGCTTTGACCGTCATTATTCAATTGTCAATGTTCACATTTTTTAACAAATATATTGTCTGTTCTGCCAAACCATGTTCTAAACAAATAAATGTTACTTGATCCACATATACTACATAACAGGAGGTGCTATATGATCGCTTGGTTCTGCTACTTGATTCTAAAATTCAAAGATTTTTCGCACAGTTTCACCACAGACGCATAAAATATATAAAACCTCTTCGGTAATCCCATGCAAATCTGTTCAAACCTTTATTTTCTTTCAACACTCGCCTGCCAGCTTGCCAACTGCATGTCTGACGATGAAATTGCCCTTCTCGCTGCCGATCTGGTGGTACTGAGTGACATGCTGGCAAATATTACTGCCAGAAATGCAGTCTTTCAAAAAGAATGATTTACCAAGAAAAAAGAGAGCCTATTTCTAAGCTCTCTAATAATTTTATGCCACTTTCATTCTTCTTTTTGCCCGCTCAATAGCCACATCACATATGGCATTGACATAATCAACAGCTCTATCAGGTCTCTGAAGTTCCGACTTTCTGCTTTCAAGTTCTGCAAGCCATTCATTTCTCAATCGATCAATTTCTTTTGGATCAGTGCCATCAAACGCAAGTAATAATTCTCTCGTCATTTCGTCAAGCTTTTCATTCATAAATATTTCCTCCCCACCTACTTATCCATAACATAGAGTGTCTCGCCATCAAACGCTTTGTCTGCGTATATTGTCGCACTTTTATTTGTATGAGTATTTTTCAGTTTGATCTGAACATTGCAGTCATTCTCATCTGATAATACATCCTCTATCCTATATCCCACATATCGCCGAAAATCTTCCCCACAATACATAGGTTCCTTGTCATGTACCTCTTCCGAATCTTCTGGATCTGTAACCACCATTCCTTCTCGTTGTTTCATAGCCGTCATGTATCCCCAATAAAAGGCATCTTCCTGCACACCATTGACATATTCCTCAATTGCATCCTGAAACCCAGAATAACCATCCTTTGTCCGCTGGCTTGCCATTGGCTGATTTTCCCTTTCATTCTCCATGATTTCAAGAATCTTCTCGTATCTTTCTAATACCGCTCTATCCATAACTAGGCCACCTCCCCGTATACTACCCGGCATTTATTTACATTGCCGTTTGCAAGTTCCAGTTCAATGACTGTTGGATAGCCGTTCTCCTGCAACCATTCTTTTACCTTCTGGAAAACACTTTCCTTATACTGCATTGTCACACCATCATGCCCATTCCGGCTGTATGCTGTTCTCACGATTTCATCGGTAAAGAGATCCAGCTTCTGAATAATCGCGCTCACCGCTTTATCATGAGGTCTACCAGTTTCCGAAAAAACGCCAAGTTCTTTTGCAATACTCGTGCAGTCCCACAACTTCGGTGTATCAGAGATTAACGGAGCATTAACAGGATAACCGGAATCAGAATAAATTCTTACTACTTCTGCAGCTATGTACTTGGAATCTACTCCAGCATCATGCAGGGCTTCCTTGATGTTCTTTACCATCATATTCACAGATGGAAGTCTCTCTTTCTTCGCACTCTGTACTTTTTTGCTTGTCTTGCCTGCCTTGAACTTCTTCTCTACCTGGATGAAATACCGGCGCACCTGCTTGCCTTTCGCATTACGTTCGAGCATTGCCATTTCCTTGGCTGTGTCAAGTTTGATGATATGATTTTGTGCCGGTCTGCCTTTCGCTATATTTTTAGCGAAAATCTGAAAGTCTTCATTTTCAACGGCTTCACAATCATTCAAACGATTTTTCACCCAATCACGATAATTACTTTTTACTCCAAGAACCTCATACAATTCTGAACCATATACTACTTTCTCTCCGGTGCTCGTCTCATATACCGGCACCAACTCATTCTCGACTACTGTTAATTCACTCATTGTTAATTATTTCCTTTCTTCGAAAAATTGACTTTTCCACGGAAATAAGCTACAATACACATAGAAGTAGGGCTTGTACTTATTTCCAGTTGCGAGAGCAATCACGTCGGTCGCCAAACTTATCGTGTTTGCTCTTTTTTTGTTTGCAAATCTTTTCGCACATCTTCCGCTACCAAGTCCGCTACATACTGAATAAAAGTTTTATCCTGCATTACAGCTTTTATCTTGGCAGCCTTATGCACACTATCCTCTAAAACTATAGTTGCACGTTTCATTTTTCTTCTCCTTTCCGTGTATCTTTCATGCACATTTATGATTATAGTGTCTATTTCGTACAATGTCAATATACATTTTTACATTTTGGGAAAACTGTGTTATTATGTGTCTAGGAGGTACACAATATGAATAGAATAAAAAATTTACGTTTAGAAAATGGTTTATCCCTGCGAGAACTTGCAAGTGAATTAAATATATCATACTCTTCATTAGGTAAATATGAGCGTGGAGAACAGGAGCCTAGCTTTGAAACTCTTGAAAAAATTTCGAAACGCTTTCATGTTACAACAGACTACCTTCTTGGCTTTAGTAATGTTAAAAATCCCAAATATATGGAAATCCATAAAGAACTAGGTCTGACAGATACATCTATAGAAATCATTAAAAAAAACAAGGAAAACATTGCTCCAGGACTCAATTCTTTTATACAAAATCCAATGTTTTCAGAACTAATAGAATTATATACCGAATATAGTATTCTTGTAGAAATTCCATCTGAAGATTTGGAATCTATGATACAAACCTCATATGGCTATGATTCCTTTGATTTAAATGATTCGTCGGATTTAGCTGCTAGAAATCTAATGGAAAGATTTGAAAAATTACCATCAACAGAAGCATATAAAATGTATATATTAAATATCTTTAATAAGTTATTAGATAACACTACGCCACCTATCGACTAAATAGGACCCATAAAAATCCCCGCTTACATGACGTAGGCGGGGGATTTTTATAATGCACATCTACTCTGAATATGCTAAAATACACTTATTCCATAGCAGAAAGGAGTCTCTACCAATGTCAATAATGCAAAAAATACTCGATTTATTCAAACTAGCAGACGCTACAAATTCTGCCGCAACCGTTCAGGCAACTACCACATCCACATATACTCCAAACCCTAAAATGGAGCAATATTATAAGCGTGAAGCACATAAAAAGGAGAATAACTTAAACATAACCTATCAAGACGTGGCTATTTATGATATGAACCCCTTTGATTTAAAATCGCCATTTATTTCAGATGGGAATTTTGTATGCATTGCCCTGTCCGATCACAATTTAGACCTTGCATACACCTATCTCCATGCAGCCAATAATCTTATCAAACCATTTCAGAAATATTACAGAGATTCGATTTTACCCAACACACTCCGAACAGACACCGTATATGAAGGTAAACTGCCAACATCTCACCTTCGGCTTACCCCATATACTTCAACCATGCGTAAATGCAAATATCCATTTTATCTATGGTTACATAATTTTGACAATCATGGGTATATGTTTCTTTACACACTTTACTTTGATCAAAACGGAGAATGGAAAAAAGGAGACTTGTCCTTTAACAATAATAATTCAACTATCTCCTATCAATTTCAAATCCGTAATGACGGACATGAAAATTATGTACGTCGCATAGATAAAACTTTATATAGAGAGCCATACGGAACAACCACGCTTTATATGGATGATCGAAAAGCAAATAAGTAGTCCATCCACCAATATTACCACACCATCCTTAACTGCCCGTTCGGCTCTTCCACGATACGCCCCAACCTCTGCATTATGATCCTTTGCACGATCCGGCGCTTTCTGTAAAAACAATTTCGGCTGATCGGAAGAATGCCGTGGTGCGCTTCCAACATATCGTAGCTTGTCCCAATCACGATGGATTCTGTCAGCTCCGCAGCGATAAAACTGTCAACCTGATTGCAGATTTCAAATACTTCCTTTTCGTCCACTGGTATTTCCCCTTTTCAATTTTGCACAAAAAATACCAACCATCATATTTGACAGTTGGTAAGTGTGTTTTAAAGATCTCTCACAATTTTTCCAAGTTCTGTCGCAGTTCCTTCTTGGCCGTTCTGAATTTTATTCAACAAGTCATTGATCATTTTTCTTAATTGACCAACATTCGTTGCTAAATACCCATCCATTTGTGCTCCGCTTAACTCGTATATCCTTCCTTTCTCCATCATTCCCAACTTATGATTGATTTCGTTAAGTTCATGGCTATATTCCTTTGATATTTCATAATCAAGCTTTTCCATCATAGTTTCCCCCCCGATCGATTATTTTTAGTGATATTATGTCTTATTCAACCGTCAATATTCAATTTTTAGTTGGACTAATGTTTATTAACTACCTTTATATATCCACGCCACCTCTACGCCAAATTACATGATATGTTTTCATCTGACCATCAGTCCGCATATACTCGATATCTCTAGGATATCCATGATCTACATACCAAGAACGAACCATATCTATAACCTCTGGAACATACTTTCTGACTGTTCCTTGCCATTTTCCTTTACTCTCCCATGTATCTGTATACATATTCTCAGGAATATCCAATCGACGAATAATCTCATTTACCGCTTTGTCTGCCGGCTTTCCTGAACTCTGATAATAAATTCCAACGTTTCGAGCAATATGTACCGTGTCAAAATATTGCCGATCTGCTTCGATCATAATTGGAAGTGTCACATCTGCCTTTTCGTAGAGCGATTTCGCTGTAAGAAGCTGTATCTTGCTATCACAACCAGCTGCCGCAAGCATAGGTGTAAGAATTTTAACTGCATTATTTACTGCTGATAAACTCTCCGTATGCACTTTCTTGGTTGTTCGCTGTTTCTGCATCTCATAATGTCCTGTCTGGCGCAATGTAGGAAGTACTTCATCGGCAATCCAATCTGTGAATTTTTCAGCATTTGGCTTATGGCTTTTGAATACAAGTTTGTACACACCACCTTCTGTAAGGAAATTCTCTCCAGTATTATGTAATTTTCTAAAGTTACTTTTCTTGACTTTAGAATTTGTCAGCTTTATAACCTGCTTATCATTCATCTTTGAAACTGCCATTTTTACAGCACTATCACCTAACTCTAAACATTTACCAACATGATACGGGTTGAACAATACCTGTCCCTCAAATTCAAATACTTCTACTTCATAGCCTTCAAAAATCATTAAATCGTTCATTCTATTTTTCTCCTTGAAAATACGTTTATTTTATAGTTTACTCATATAGATTAAATGATAACGGGTTTATTTATGATATACAAAAGTACAACAAATTAAAAAATATATTGCTTTTTCTACATATCTATCGCGTCCTTATACCGCTTCTCCAGTAACAATATCCCAATGTTCATCCTCGATAAATGTCTGCCGGATAATCGCATCGGACAGATAGTGTTCTTTGCTCTTTGGCTGTTTTCGCCAGTAGGAATCAATGTAATAGGCAACCCACTTCATAAATTCCTCAATCTTGGCATTCGAGAACCGGTACGATTCTTTTAGTGTGGGAATTGTCAGGTACATTGTGGATGCCAGTGCGCTTTCGATATTACGGTCTGCTCCAAGCACTGCGCGCCCTTTCTGGATATCTGCCATGTACAGCTTCTGCGACATTGGTATCGACTTTACCCAGCCGATCACATCAATTTTCCGTTTCCGGCAATACTCCATCATACTCTGGCTTGTTACAGAATCATTGTTATCATCCTGCCAGGCAACGCGCTTATTTACTGTTTTGGTGTAATAGTTCGTGATCTGCTTAAATGTCAGATCAAATTTGTCGTACAGTGCCAGGGCAAATATAAATCCCATATGGTTCGCAATATTATCCCCCAGACGCGCCCTTGCAATCTCTTTCCGGTATATGTTCATCGGTATCAACCGCTCTCTTTGATTTACTCTGTGCATTTATTCTCCTTTCCAGCATTCCGCCCTTTTACACAGGTGCTCCAAAATCTGCAACTCGGGTCACAGACTTTCGTCTTGTCCCCATAGCTGCAAATCCTGCCACTGCCGTAGTAAGTAGGCTCTGCCTTAAATTTCTTGTACGCTTTCGGGTCCCGGTGTTCCGGCTTGAAATCCTCATAACCTTGGATCTGCCCGATCAGCTTTATATTTTCACGCTCCAGACGTTTGTCCTTATTGCTATGTATTTCTCTCGCCTCTCTGGGTAGTGGGGCGATTGCCGCCCCGGTGTTGGCAAGTTAAGATCATGGCTTTTGTGATAACTATAATTCCGCACTTGCAAGAGTTTCTTTCCCCTTATGGGTGGTGTTTCAACCGTTTAAAAGTTTCTGCAGCATGTCTTCCTGGTGCTGCTCTGCGATATGGTCCCGAACCGATTCTTCCGGGAAAGCGATCTGATACGTTCGCTCCTTTATCCGGTTCGTGATCCGATCATCGTATTGCAAAGTCTCCAAAGACTCATTGCTGGTAAAAATCGTCACGCGCTTGTTTATGTACCGCTCGTTTATGATCTGGTACAGCTTGTCACTTATCCAGTTCGCCGGCCGCTCCACTCCAAAATCATCTATCACAAGAATATCTGTTGTGCAGAGCGCATCCAGAAGTTGGTTCTCGCTGTATTCCGCATCCCGCCGCCATGTATTCTTTATCTCCTGCAAAATTGTTAAGGACACAGCAAATTTTACGGCGTAGCTTTTCATCAGCTCATTTGCGATCCCGGCAGCAATCCGGGTTTTCCCGCTGCCCTTCGCCCTGGACCAGATAAACAAACCCATGCCCTGCTCCTTCTGGTGTTCAAAATCACTGAGATAGGCTTTTACTATCCGGCAGGCATCCGCCACTTTCTTTTTGCTGTCCGGCTGCCGGTACGCATCCACCCGGAAGGTTTTCAAATCCATTCCCCGGAACGATTCCGGGATATCTGCAAAGCGCAGCCGACGCGACATAATCGCACGCTCCCGGCACTTACACGGCTTTGCTGTTTCAACTCCGTCCTTTTCCGTTAAGATCCACTCACTACCGTGGCAGATCGGACAAACATCAGAATCCTTCGAACTCTCCGGAGCATCCGCACTCTTCGAGCAGCTCGTTGAGCGATTTCTCATGCGTTCCAGCATCTCGTTTATCATTTTTTTCGTCTGTTGATCCATCGTCAGCCCCTTTCACGTAAGTCATAAACAGGTTTTCTTTCAAAAAGTTTTCCGGATTCTTGATGTACCGGACTGGTGTCTTTTTCTTCCGGCAGGCAACCGCATAATTCTGCGCCGCTATAATCAGATCCTCTTCCGGCACCCCGGCGGCTACCGCATTACAGTATTCCGTCTCTGTCAGATATCCGGTACAGGCTTTCGGGTAGGCAGCGGCAAAATCCTCAAACCGTTCCACGGGGGATATAGGGGGTGTATTTCTTCCCTTCTTTCCTTCTTTCTTTTCTTCTATTGTTGTCGTTAGAATGTCGTTAGGTTGTCGATTGCCTGTCTCCTGTCTGTCATTTTGCCTGTCGTTTGTCTGGTACAAATCGTACTTAACCACTGTAAATACGCTGAATTTGTTTGTCGTTTTGCTTGTCACTTCGCCTGTCTTTTTCAGATGTGAAATTGCGGTGCGAATTTCGCGCTCCGTAAGCCCTGTTTCGCCCGACAATTTCCCGATGGATGAGACAAACGATCCACGCGGAACCGTTGTCCCTTTGAAATTTCCATCCTTCCAGTTGGCTTTCAATAACATGTGGATGAACAGCCGGGTGGTGTTGATGTCCGTGTACCATTCCCATTCCAGAAGCCCACGACTCAGTTTTATGTAGTTGCCATCCAACCCATCACCCCGTTTCCAGCTCGGTGATTGTGACCTCAGTCCGCGGGTCCCATTTATCTACATCTACATAACTGCCATCCGTGGAGACGATGATCCTGCAATTATCATCTGCCAGTACTTTGTAATGCACCAGAATATCGTGCAGGGCTTCATGCAGGTTTACGAGATCTACCCGGCGGCGGTTCGGCATGTAATACACAGCCTTTACATTCACCGGACAGTCAATGGTTTCCACGTGTGGCACGTATGATGCACACTGCTTTTCATACTTCTTATAGGCTACTGACGGAATGATCCGGGATCTCCCCGATCCATCCTTTATGATCCGCTGGCTGTTCTTCTTGGTGATCGGCCGCAGCGGGATTGTAAATTTATACTCCATCCGCACCACCCATCCCGGCATTACACTGCCGTATTTCGATCATCGTGTTATTGCTTGCATTCCAATCCTCGACATACTGCAACGCCTCCCGGAAGCGCGATACCGGCACATTATTCCTTGAATTTACGGCAAAATAGTCCTGAATGTCATGGTTGCATTCCGAAAATACCTTCTTACTGATTTCTTTATAGGCAGGTGCCCTCTTGCCGCCAAGCACATCCATCACCCTTTTGTTCACTGCTTTTTTCAGTTCCTGCTGCTGCCTGTAATCAATGGTCATGGTGTTTTCAAGATGTGCGATCCGTTCCTCATGGTCGTCAATCATTCCGAGCTGTACCCGCATCATTTCCTGCGGAGTCATTGGTTTCTGATAAGTGCCGGTCTTTCTGATCTGTGGCAACACTTCGGATGTTACCCAACGTTTGAAACGCTTTGCTCCTGACATTTTGCTCGAAAGGATCAAACTGTAAAGTCCTGATTCGTTGATGCAGATGGCTCCCCTGTTTTGACCTGACAGAACGATTCGTTCGATCAGCTTATCCTCTTCATCAACATGATCCCTGATGGCTTTTGGTGTATTTGTATATTGCAGAATTTCCGCAATATCTTTCGCAACAAACCACGGCTCTCCATCCACCATTACTGTCCGGATCTCTCCGAATTCTCTATTTCTAAAAATTTCCAACTGATTCACTCTCTTCTCCTTCCTGTAAATCTTTGACTACAATTCCATACACCTTATACATCTGCCGAAACCGGATAACACCCATCTGATGTGCGATCGTGTGATGTGTCCGGCACAAGCAGATCTTTTTGTAATTGGAATCATCCACCTTCCGGCGGTTATTCCCCATACCGATTGCATCCTCGTGATGAATTTCCCCATCTTTCCCACAGATGGCACATTTTTTATGCATCAGGCAGTAATACAGATATCTGCCGATATCATCCGTCCGGTCGATTGCATTATCTGAAAGCGGGATGCCCCACTCCAGCGCAAACTCCAGTATTGTATTGATAAATTCCCGCGCTGTATCCATAGAACAATTTGAAAGGCTAGGATATGAATCTCCTGTGCGAATCATATGCTCATATTTCATGCGTTCTTTCATTTCTTCTGGCGGATATCCAGTCCAATCCGCAATGTCACGGATGGTTGCGTATGCTTTTCTCCGCTGTTCTGCAGATATGTGTCGCCCATCATCAAACCGGATCTCTGCATTCTGAATCTTCTTTCGCTGCAATAGGCTTCCAAGCTTCATACCGGGAATGGAAACAATAAGATCCGTCCCCTCTGCACTTTCGCGGTACTGTTTTATATCCACAAGCGTGTACATTAGTCATCACCATACTTTACTTTTAAGCTATTCAACATCGTTCCAACATCACTCGCGGTTAAACTATTCCAAGTCTTCCCATTGCTTTCAATCCAATATTCGAGATTTACTTTGTACTTAATGCACAAATCTTTCAAAACCTTGATCTTTGCTGGATCTGGCTTTTCCTCTTTCTTCGGAATTTTATTGTTAAACGGTTGCATTTCCTCTTTGAGCCAGAGATTAAAGCCTAGCCCGGTATGTATTGCCACGCATTTCACAAACGACCGGCACATACTGTTCCATACTCGCTGTTGGCTCATGGAATTGTCTTTCACAGGATTGGAACCATTCATGACCGGAGACTGCATCTCATACTTGTTATCATCGATCACAACCAAGATTCGCGTCTCATAGCACCTGTTCGTGTTTCCTTTGCTGTCTTTGAATTCCTTTTCCACCATCCGCAGGCTACTTCCTGTCTTTTCATCCGGAATTGGGATCCAGTACACTTTGCCTGCTCCGTTCTCATGCAGTAGATCAATGCATTTCGCCCAGTTCAGATAGGTCATTCCGTCCCTCTCTTCACAGTACGGTGTAACATCTATCGCTCTCATTTCGTTCCACGCTTTAAGCGCCATACGTCATACCCTCCTATCTTTAAAAATTCGGTACTCGGAAGCATGCAATCATACAATCCTCGCAATAACTTTCGTCTCCGATAACATAACGGTATTCATCCTGAATCGGATCTCCACAGCAGGAACATACCGGGCATTTCTCCAACTTCGCGTCCTGCTCTGCTTCATGTTGCTGGAAGAAATCATAATTATCTGGGACATTACTCATGCAACGCTCCAATCCGGATAAGGTAAATATCCTCTGCATTGCCTTGTTGCAGCAGATCATACACGCGATCTGCGTCAGTATCGCTCAATCCATCGATCAGCGCGGCAAATATTTCTTCCCGTGGCTTGTCCAGCAGTGGGCATGATGCTTCCATAAACAAAAACGATCCGGCATCATTTATAACTCTTTCTGTGTCCTTGCAGCTCAGGTAAGCGGCTACAAGGCTTTTAATCTGTGATAAATTCATAATTTTACTTGCACATCCAATCTATTTCTTGTAAAATGAAAATACAGTATTATTCTTAATATTTACTTTTGTTTTCCCTAAATATGGACAAACAAAACCCCCAATTGGTGGAATCACTGTGCTTTGGACGGCTTCTGTGGTTCCATCTTTTTTATTTCCGTCTCTAACAAATCCTTAAAATCCCCTTCATTTTTCTTATCCCTACGTGGGTACGTTGGATTAAGGATCTGCCTGTCCGGTTTTACAGTTCTCGTTCCACTGATGTGCATTTTCTCTCCTTTCACGCAGATTTCCGAAGTTGCTGTATACGGTGCTCGGTTTCCTTCCGCTCTTTTTCCACTCTCTCGAGTGTGTATGCCACATGTGCGATCACCGCGCCAGCAATTACCATTCCTGCGGCAATCATCCAGCCAACTCCTTTCGAGTCCATAGCCATTGCGCCAAGCGCCATAACTACAATTCCGATTTTAAATGTTCTTTCTTTCATGTCCTGCTCCTATTCCGGGATGTTCCGAAACTCAACTGTGATCTTCAATCCAAGATCATCAGCCAGACGGAAAAAGTTCTCGACATTCATTCTTTCCGGCTTTCTGATCCAGTTCTGGATTGTCTTTTCTGTAACTCCATACTTCGGGGCAAGGTCTGCCGGATCTTTGCCTTGTTGTGCCTGTCCTCCCGCCATCATTCCACGAACATATGCCATTTTCTTCTTTGTGGTGCTCTGCGCAAGATTCGTTTTTGGCATTTTCTCACGCTCCTTTCTGTTGCTTTTTCTCCATTTGTGGTATGCTCTATAAAAAGCAAAGGAGAAAAATTCTATGAATATATTTACTTTTGTTCTTGCCCTAATTGGTTCACTAGGAACTGCCTATTCAGTCATCATGACTTTTTACTGGCACCGCATAAGCATTGATTGCAACATTGTTGAATATTGCCCTTCCAAGGATGCACTCATTGTTTACATGTCATTTACAAATCACTCAAGGCTACCAATTTCTATAACAGACATCTGCGTATGGAACGATTGCGTTTTGTACAGCTGTGTCCATACCCCAGAGATCGTAAAAACTGTTAGCCGAACTCTGAATAATGGGCAAACTTACCAAGAAGCTATTCATTCAGCTTCCCTCCCAATAAACTTACCTTCTCTCTCAGGGACATCCGGTTATGTTTACTTTTTGTTTCCTCAAGGAAACTTTGAAGTCTCTTCCAAGTCTCTGACTGTTGAATTAAGCACCAATCGTCACATGACACTCCGAAAGACACTTTCACTTGAGAAGAGTTTACATATTGCTCAGTAGTAAATATCTCTTCCACATTCACTCTCCCTTCTGCTGTCCGTTTTATTGGACGCACAATGCAACATTATCAAATCATCCTCGGCCTAAAATGAAAAATTAAACCTGTACTTTGACAACTGAAAATGGCTATAAAAGGTCTAGTTTACTTTTTCTACAGCCCTTTCCAAGGCATGATATATTGGTTATATCGATTACTATCTGCTGGGAAAGGAGCAGATATGAATTATTACAATGCTAGCGGACAAATGGACCTGTCAGATCGAATAGCAATAGAAACTGGGATATGCATCGGGGAGTCATTCAAAAAAATAGCAAAAAGACTTCGCAGACATCCATCTACTATTGCACATGAAGTTAAAGAAAACAGAACCTTCATTAAAGGTAATTACCCGAATGGAAAAGATTGCCGCATGGCAAGACAATGCACAGTAAGGAATTTGTGCGGCTGTGATGAAGAAGCCTGTAATACAAAGTGTAGACTTTGCAGAGGAGTGGATTGTACCAAGGTATGCGATAGATATGTATCAGTTGCTTGCCATAAGTTTGATTCGCCTCCGTATGTTTGTAATAACTGTAAGGATAAAAAGCTTTGCAACAAAGATAAGTATATTTACAGTGCGAAATTCGCTGATGCAGCTGTAACTCGTCGTAGATCGGAGAGTCGACAAGGAGTTAGACTTTCTGATGAAAAGAAGGAAGAATTGGATGAACTTGTGACTCGACTTGTTAAGAAAGGCCAGCCTTTAACACACATATATGCAGAACATGAAAATGAAATGCCAGTGTGTTTGAGAACACTTTATAACTATATCGATGAAGGTGCCTTATCTATTAAAAACATAGATTTAAGAAGAAAGACAGGCTACAAACCACGGAAGAAAAAGTACAACGATATCAATGGATTTCACTCAATGGAGTATAGACAGTGTAGGACATATGAGGATTTTGAGTATGCGATGAAATTCAAATATTCAGAAGATGAAGTAACAGAAATGGATACTGTAAAAGGCGTTAGAGAATCTGGAAAGCGTTTGCTTACAATGATCTTTAGAAAGAACAACGTAATGCTACTATTCCTGATGCCAGATGGAAAAGCAGAATCCGTAAAAAGGGTTCTGGACTATCTCGAGACAGGATTGGGAATAGATGTTTTTAGACGGTTGTTTCCGGTTATATTAACTGACAACGGCAGCGAATTCAAGAAGGTAGATGAGTTAGAACTTACGCTGGATGAGGATGGCTTCCTAGTTTATAGAACAAGCCTTTATTACTGTGATCCAATGGCTTCATGGCAAAAAGGGTGTATCGAGAAGAATCATGAATTTATTCGTTATGCCGTGCCAAAAGGAAAAAGCTTAAACCCATACACGCAAGAAGATATGACTTTATTAATGAATCATATCAATAGTGTAAAACGTCCTGGACTTGGAAATAAAAGTCCATACGAGCTCGTAGAAGAGGATGATGAAGATTTCAAAGCATTAATGTCATTATTAAAAATGCACCTCATCCCGCCAGATGAAGTGCATTTAATGCCAGATTTATTCGTTAAAAAGTAATTAGACCGAAGCTGCAGATAGTAATCGATTTGTCAATAGGTATTAAATAGACGGGTCGCATTTACTTTTGCATAACAAGTAGCCAGCCGTCTGTTAATCATGCAAACAAATATATACCTGCTATCTGGAATGCCTTAATTATAGCATGATATTTGAATTTGAACATCCATTATTAGGGCTTTATTTGACCTCAGAACAGAATTTTGATTATTAGACGTATTTTCAGTTGGGTTTTAGTTTTTCATTCAAGGAAATCATCCTCGGAAATTCTGTATTCTCTACCGAGCTTGATTGCATTGAGTTTCTTCTGGCGAATCCAATCCCATACCGTAATGACTTTTACTTTGTATCTTTTTCTGTCTCGAAAAGATAGTCAAACTTACATTTGAAAAGCTTGCACAAGGTTTTAATTTCAAAAGTAGTAAATTTCCCAGATTTTTTTTTGCTTTCATATGAAACTCTCGAAATTCCGAGTTTCTCCGCCACATCCGAATTTGTAAACCCTTTTCGTGCCTGTTCTGCTTCTAAGTTTCTAAACAAATTTTTTCTCCTTTCCGCTTTATTGTTTGCATAACGCAAACTTTAATTATAATATAATTGCTATTTGCAAACTTGTCAATACTTTTCTTTGCTTTTTGCAAACTTTTTGATTGACAGGTTTGCACCTCCTATATATAATCAAGGTAACAGGAGGACTAAAAACATGGGAGATAACTTTAACGAGAATTTAAAATACGCAAGAGAGCGAAAAGGTCTATCTCAAAAAGACGTTGCGGAAGGAATCGGCGTTGCAAAATCAACATATTCATTATATGAAAGTGGAAACCGTGAGCCAAATGTCCAAACTATAAAGAAAATTGCAGATCTACTGAACGTCTCAGCCGATGACTTGCTTGGTTTAAATGAAGAGCCGGCAACTATGGCGGCCCATTTCGACGGCGATGAATATACTGAAGAGGAACTCAATAGAATCAAAGAGTTCGCAGCTTTTGTTAAAGCGAATAGAAAGTAATCCTTTTTTTCGTACACTTGATATGATAATTTCTATATAAAAACTAAGGGGGATTTGAATTGACTGGATACGAAGAATTACTTACAAACGCAGACAAAGAGAATATCATCGTTACCGATCAGTTTGATTTGTCCGGTACGCGATTAAAAGGACTATATTGTGACGGTACTATTGCACTCAATCGTGACATGTGCATAGAATCTGAGAAAACGTGTGTGCTTGCAGAGGAATTGGGACACCATTACACAACTGTCGGGGATATTATGGATCAGACCAATACCGCAAATCGAAAGCAGGAACGGCGCGCCCGGATCTGGGCATACCACAAACTGCTCTCCCTTAATGATTTGATCAATTCGTATAAATGCGGATGCCGGAATAAATTTGAAATTGCCGAACATCTAAATATCACGGAAGAATTTCTAATAGATTCACTGACTTATTACAAAGAAAAGTATGGATTATATGCTCAACAAGATCACTACATAATATATTTTGACCCGCTAGGGATCTTAGATTTGTACAAATAAAAGAAAGCTGGTAATCATTATGAAAAAACATCATGGGGTATTATGGTATATCATGGTATTTCCATTCATCGCACCGTTTTACATTGTTTACTACATGTTCCTATTTTCGATATATACGATTTTGTTTATAATTCAGCTCCCGTTTCAAATATTTCGGATAGCTTTTTATCAGGTTGCTCGTTTACTAAAAATACCAACAACATCAGAAAAAAGCGTTAGCAGCGGTCTTGAATACGAACAATATTGTGTCGACTATTTAAATAAACACGGATATCATAATGCAAAAGCAACAAAAGCAAGTGGCGATCATGGAGTCGATGTTATTGCATTCAAACGAAGAAAGAAATATGCTGTTCAATGCAAATACTATTCATCTCCAGTAGGCAATAAAGCAATCCAAGAAGTTTATACCGGAATGACACTGTACGATTGCGATTATGGAATTGTCATCACCAACTCAACGTTTACAAAGCAGGCTAAAGACGAAGCTTCAAAGCTTGGCGTAAAACTCATGCCAATGGTTGAACCGCAAGGAAAACTTTTTCCTTTAAAAAACTTAATTGCATTTATCGCCTTTGCATTGTTTTTAGTATATCCCAAAGAGGTTTTTATATTTTTTTCAATTATAGTTTTTATAATTCTTACCGCCTATTTGATACGCAATCTATATCGAAAAACGAAATCTACTGTTTCTGAGCAAAGAGATGAGAATTCTTGCGATTACGAAGGCATAAGCGATACAGATATTGACTTGGAAATTCCTTCAGAACATAGTGATTATTCACTAAATAATAACAGTATATTCCCGAATATTGATGCAATTTTAGCGCGCACACCTGAGAATAATGAAGCTGATAAAACCTTTAATGAAAATACATCTATTTCTAATGATCAAAATCAAAGTACTATCTCACATTCCAATCTTTCTTATGACGAATTGGAAAGATATATGGTTATGTGCAATGCTCAATTAGAGCATGAAGATGAAATGAATCAATATAAATAAATATGTTCCTCAAAAAACGTGGAATAGAGACAAATTACAAAATATGATTGATCATATAACGTGTCAAGCAAATCTTGGAGGAGGTTTGAAATGAGTTTAATACTAGGGTATGCCAATAAAGACAATGCCATTATCATGAGTGATGGCCGCGCCGGAAAAGACGGGTGTTATTCAGAACATTATAATAAAACCAGAAAAATCAATCATAATATAATACTTGGTTTTGCCGGATTTGTCGAATCTACAGAATACTTTTTGGATCATGTATTATCACAAATGGGAAACGAACGAAATGAATATTACATTGATGACTTCTGGGAACTAATTACTTTTTTAATGGATGATCCTCGATTACATGAACGATTTCATTCTTCGTTTATTATAATCGGGAGGGACAAGCATCACCAAATGTATAATTCAACAATTGGTGACGTAACACAATTTACATTACAAAAACATATAGTTACTAATCCAAGAGTTTGCTCCATAGGTGGAACTATTGACGGAAAAATTATAGAAAAAATATATATGGATAACATTACAAAATTTGAAATACCGATTAAAGACTGTATGATAAACACTATCAAACAAGTATCGCAATTAGATTCGTCTGTTAATATCAATTATTTCAGCAGAACTATATAATTTACGTCTATCGTTCGGTATCTCACGCGTGAAATACGCAAAATTTTTATCCATTGTTGTTTCACATAAATCGGACTTTAGTTTTGAACAATCCATTTTTTTGTATTGTTTTTTATTCATTTGTATGCCTCCTAAATGATATATTTTCATTTTAGCATACTTATGCCAATACTATGTACCATGTACCATGACAATATAATATACTTACCCGGGAAGCCGAGAAGGTATGCAGTCATCCGTTCTAATCCTGTAGAAAGGGTGACGCTTATGAGTACATATGAAGAATTCATGGTCATTTTGACCGTGGCTCTGCTCATAGTAGCAATTCTGAATTATAAAAAATAAGCAAGCTACCTTGTCTCTTTGGCACGGAGTAGGCAGCTTGCTTAATAGTAACTGTTAACTTTGCACCGGAGCGGATAGGCTTCATCTATCTCCCGGCTTTCCTGTTAAGTGTATTATATGTCACACAACCATTTTTGTCAAATAAATAACGCCGCCCCAGTGTTGGCGCACCAGAGCGGCAAACATTGCTCCGAAGATACAATGCCCTAAGCAAGCATATTGTATCATTCGGAGCGCGATAAATCAACTACCGCGCTATTTTTGCGCCTATTTTTAGGAGGATACAATATGGCTAAAGCGAAAAAACTACCATCCGGCAAATGGAGAACACAGGTATACGACTACACAGAAGTTTTGCCAGACGGGAAAAAGAAAAAACATATGCGGTCTTTTACAGCCGATACGAAAAAAGAGTCTGAATACTTGGCATCACAGTTTGCCTTTACTAAAAAAGCCACTCCAACTACAGCTATGACGCTCATAGAAGGGATTGACAGGTACATAGAAACCTATTCAGAGGTATTATCTGCCACTACTATATCAGGATATAAAACCATCAAGGATAACGCCTTTAAAACCGTTATGAATGTTCCGATCAGCAAAATAAACAGCGATATTATGCAGCGTGCCATAAACGAAGAGTGTAAAAGAAAATCCGATTCCAGACGTTGCAAGGGAAAGCCCATATCTTCCAAAACAGTAGTAAACGAATATGGTCTTATATCCACAGTGATAAAAAAATATTCCCCTGGAACCATATTGGATGTAAAACTGCCAACTCCGGCAAAAGTTATACACGACATTTCATCACCGGATGTAATTTTCAACATGGTAAAAGGAACAGAGATTGAATTGCCAGTGTTGCTTGCAATGTGGTTAAGTTTCACACTGTCGGAAATAAAAGGATTAACCAAGTCCGGATCTATAAAAGGGGATTATATTTTTATAGATCAGGTTACCATTACAGTTGATGGGAAAGAAATTGACAAAAAGATTGCAAAGAATGACGCTCGTAACAGAATGTTACTGATGCCGGAATACATTAAAGAACTGATTGACAAAGTGACTACTGACAGATTGGTTACTCTAAGCGCAAAGGCTGTAGCAAACCGGTTTACTTATATGCTTAAGAAAAATGGTCTACCTCATATGTCTTTCCACGATTTGCGGCACGTGAACGCGTCAGTGATGGCAATGCTGAACGTTCCGGACAAATATGCAATGGAACGCGGCGGGTGGAAAACAGATAAGATCATGAAAGGAACCTACATGCAGACGTATCGGGCAGAACGAATCGCCGTAGATCAAAAAATAGACGATTATTTCAATAACTTTATCGACAAAAGTTCACACGAAAGTTCACACGAAAAATAAAAAGGTGCTTATTTAAGCACCTTTTTTAGTGGACTAGACGGGAGTCGAACCCGTGTCCAAAAACCAATTCCCTGTCCTTCTACGAGTGTAGTTTATTCTTTGACATTCCCTCCACCACACGAAAACAAACATCCTTGTGGTTTTAGTAGCTTCATGATACGCCCACAGGTGCAAAGCTTAGCCTGCGTCGTTTCTCACAGAGTCGAAGCCTGGATCCTAAAGTGTGAGTGCCCTAGGTCAGACTGCTGCCATTAGGCAGCGTATGCTAAATTATCTTCAGCGTTTAATTTTAATTGTGGAATTTAACGTATCCCGTACGACTCGCTTCTCCAGCTGCATGATCCCTGTCGAAACCATTACTAGCCCTTGCAATGTTTTTGCGAAGCAAAAAATATTACCTCGCATCAAGATTTTGCGTAGCGAAAGCTTGACTGCGCTCCTCTTTCCTCGGGGAGCAAAAATATAACTCTTGCCTCCCGCCTGTTTTTTGCGAAACACCTATCCAAGATTCCGCACTTTGAAATCCCGTTCGGCTTCCCGCCGCTGGTCTTTTTTGGCAATGTCCTGACGCTTATCGTAAAGCTTCTTTCCTTTTGCCAGAGCAACCTGCACTTTTACAAGACTTCCTTTGAAGTATACTTCCACTGGAACAATCGTGTATCCTTTCTGCGCGATCTTACCGACCATCTTCTGAATCTCTTTCTTGTGCATCAGAAGCTTGCGCGGCCGGAGCGGATCTTTGTTGAAAATATTTCCCTTCTCATATGGGCTGATATGCATACCATAGAGGATCACCTCCCCATTTTCAATATGGATAAAGGATTCCTTGATACTGCACTTGCCCATGCGCATGGACTTTACTTCGGTTCCAGCAAGAGCGATACCGGCTTCAAAAGTCTCTTCGAGAAAATAATCGTGATAGACTTTTTTATTGTTGGCTATTAACTTCTTCGGTTGTTTCGCCATCCCGGCTCCCTCCTTTTTGTTCTGTAAACTCAGTGTATATGATTTTCCTGCAAAATGCAATAAACTGCTGCTTTTATTTTGAAAATTTTAAGAATTCCATCAATTTTCGTCAGAATCTGCAAGTGTAAAATCAATCGTCCGCATGATCCGGTCACAGTTATCCACCGTCACACGCACCTGCTGCCCCAGTTTAAACCTGCGGTTCGTTGCTCCTCCCACCAGTTCATAAGTTTCTTCATAATACTGATAAAAATCATCGGTGAGGGAAGTCACACGCACCAGACCCTCCACAGTATTTTCCAGCTCCACGAAAAATCCGTACTCTGCGACTCCGGAAATAACACCGGCAAAGGTTTCTCCGATATGGTTTTCCATATACTGCACTTTTTTCAGCTTAATTGTCTCCCGCTCGGCCTCATCTGCACGCCGTTCCATCTCACTGGCATGCTTTGCAACCTCCGGCAGTATCTGCGTATAGTGGCCAATGCGCTTTTCGCCCAGACGTCCCCGCAGACTGTCCTTGATAATCCGGTGGATCTGCAGATCCGGATACCGGCGGATCGGTGAAGTAAAATGACAGTAACAATCCGCTGCCAGACCAAAATGCCCGGTATTTTCCACCGTATAGCGTGCCTGCTTCATCGAGCGAAGGGTCAGACGGCTGATCAGCGGCTCCTCCGAAGTTCCGTCGATTTTTTCCAGCAGCTTCTGCAGTTCTTTCGGATGCACCTCATCACTTCCTATGTGGAGAGAGTACCCGAAATTATTGATAAACGTGGATAGTTTCTGTATTTTTTCCGAATCTGGCTGCTCATGCGTACGATAGACAAACGGAAGTTCTCTCCAGTAATATTCGGCTGCCACCGTCTCGTTTGCAGCAAGCATAAAATCCTCGATCAGTTTCGTTGCCACATTGCGGTCATACGGACGGATATCTACCGGATTTCCATTCTTATCCAGTATTACCTTTGTTTCCGGAAAATCAAAGTCGATGGAACCACGCTTCATACGCTTTTTGCGAAGAATTGCTGCCAGTTCTGCCATCTTTTCAAACATCGGAACCAGTGGCTCATATTCCGCCATCACCTCCGGATCATGGTCTGCCAGAATTTTTTTCACATTGGTATACGTCATACGCCGGTCCACGCAGATAACGGACTCTGTGATTGTGTGATCGATAATTTCGCCCTTAGGATTGACCGTCATGATACAGCTGAGTGCCAGCCTCTCTTCCCCCTGGTTGAGGGAACAGATTCCGTTTGACAGGGCATGCGGCAGCATCGGAATCACCCGGTCCACCAGATATACAGAAGTTCCTCTCTTCAACGCTTCCGTGTCAAGAGCACTGTGCTCCTGCACATAATTGGACACATCCGCAATATGCACACCCAGAATATAATTTTCATGGTCCATGGTAAGTGACACCGCATCATCCAGATCCTTGGCATCTTCGCCATCGATGGTCACCATCTGCCAGTCGCGCAGATCCATGCGTCCTGCCATATCCGCTTCCGATACCGGCTTTGCCACATGCTCTACCTGCGTCATGACCTTCGGATCAAATTCCACCGGAAGACCGTAAGCGCGCACAATAGAAAGGATATCCACCCCCGGATCATTGATATGCCCGAGAATCTCCACCACTTTTCCTTCCGGATTCTTTCCCTTTTTCCCGTACTGTGTGATTTCAACAACGACTTTATGACCGTTTACAGCTCCTTTCGAACGCTCCAGCGGAATAAAAATATCCGAACCAAACTTTGGATTATCCGGCACTGCAAAGCCAAAATTTTTATTCAGCTGATACGTGCATACCACCTGCTTCATGCCCCTCTCAAGCACATGCAGCACCTTTCCCTCCCTGCGGCGTCCGGTCACTGCCGGTGATACGGAAATCTCTACCGTATCCATATGCATCGCACCATTGGTCTCGGATTCCGGAATAAAGATATCTTCCTTTTCCCCCTCCACGCTGACAAATCCGAATCCTTTCGGATGTGCCTGGAACGTGCCTGTGATCTTTTTCTCTTCGGATTTGCTGAACTTTCCTCTCTTTGAACAGACAATGCGCCCTTCTGTCATCAGTTCATTTAATATCTGTTCCAGCTGTGGGCGCTGATCCTTCTTCACTCCGAGGACGATCGCCAGTTCCTTGATTTTCATCGGAACATACATATCATCACACATAAAGTCATATATCATTTTTTTCCGCTGTTCATACTTTGCGTCCATACCCAGATCTTCTCCTTATATAATGAAAAAAGCTGCCGATGTAATCGACAGCTTCCGGTTTCTACCAGATTCCCAAATTCAGAACCATTGCAATGACAAGGAACAGAATCACAAAAATTCTTGTAAGCTTTACAAGCATTCCTTCCATGGAACGTCCCTTATTTTTGCCCCAGTAAGTATCTGCTGCTCCGGCGATCGCGCCAAGACCTGCAGATTTCCCCTCCTGCATTAAGATAATCACTGTAATTACAATACTCAGTATAATAAATACAATAGTTAAAATCGTATTTAAAACGGTCACGATTTCCACCTCCTAATTCTAAACTCACGACTAACTAATTATATCATAAAAGAAAAGTCTTTTCAACATTTTTTTATATTTCACAATTTTCCTTTTCATTTCCACTTTATAATATAACACAGATAATATAGAACTTACTGTATCATTAGGAGTATACCATGAAATCCTGTCAAATGTACAGATTTATTCCGATTATATTACTGTGTGAAAATTGCAAAGTTTAATTCTACCATCCATTTATACAGTGGAATTCTCTTCTGCACAAGTGGAGTTTAATCTTTCATATCATAAATGGTATGCTCATGTTGGTCTTCTGACAGCAGTAGAAGGAGAACTAGCATGAGCAAATATATTCCCGGTAATCAAAAACATCTTACTCTCGAAGATCGCAAATACATTGAAAAATCCCTAAACGCTGGCTGTTCTTTTAAGGACATTGCAAGATATCTTTGTAAAGATCCAACAACAATCTCAAAAGAAATCAGGCTGCACAGGCTCAGCGACTGGTATCACAAAGGCTGTTTTAACAATGCACATAACTTTTGCGTCCACAGATATCATTGCAAAAAAGTCAATGCCTGTGGCAAGATCATTCTCTGCGGTATCAAATGTACCACCTGTCCAACCTGCAACCAGACATGTCCGGACTTTGTCAAAGAACGATGTAACCGACTCGATAAAGCACCTTATGTGTGTAATGGTTGTCCAAAAGCAATCAATCACTGCACGATTGCCCACAAATACCGCTATGATGCTATTTTTGCTGACCGCAAATACAAAGAATGTCTCTCACAGTCCAGGGCCGGTATAAACATGACCAGACACGAACTGCATCAGAAAGATATGGTCATCACGCCCCTGATTTTTCAGGGACAGTCTCCATATCAGATTATAACGAATCATCCAGAACTCGATATGTCCGTGAGAACTCTATATTCTTACCTTGATAAAGGAATCCTGTCCGCAAGAAACATCGATCTGAAACGTCAGGTAAAATTCAAACCCCGCAAAGTACACAAGACCCAGATCAAAGACAGATCCGTTTTTATCAGACGTATGTTTTCTGATTTTCAAGCCCTTGAACTTGACCATTTTGCTGAAATGGATACCGTTCACTCATCACAGGACTCAAAGCGTGTCATCCTGACATTCTTCTTAACCCGTGAAAAACTGTTTCTTGCATTCATTATGAACAGATGCACAAAAGGTGCCGTAAAACTTGTTTTTAACAAGTTGGAACACCAGCTTGGCACATATGATTTTTTAACCTTATTCAACACGATTCTTACGGATCGCGGATCCGAATTCGGAGATCCGGAGTCTCTCGAAAACGGCATTAATGGCATTATGCGGTCAAGCATCTATTACTGTGATCCGATGAGAAGCGGTCAAAAAGGCGGCATCGAACAGGCACATACCATGCTTCGAATGATTCTTCCTAAAAAGACCAGCTTTGAATATCTCACCCAGTGGGATTTAAGAACTATCGTAGACCACATAAATTCAACCCCAAGAGAAAGCCTTGGTGGTCGAACACCGTATGATGTAGCACTTGAAAACTATGGTATAGACATCTTAAAAGCACTTCAGCTTAGGCCGATTCCACCCGATGAGGTCAATCTGACGCCTAAGCTGATACGCTTTAACCACTAACTTAGCATAAAAATCTGCTGTCAGGCTGGAACTTAACAATTCACATTTTTTGAATGCGGCCTGTGGAATTTAGTTTCGCACAGAAACTATCCAGAGGCTTGTTGG